CTGCAAGAAGATCTTTAAATATTTTATTTCAAGAATGGGCCAATAGAGGTTTACATTATTGGGAAGTTGCAAACAATAGTATTACACTTGTTGCAGATCAAGCAACGTACACAATGTTTAGATCAACAGCAGATGGTACTTCTGATGCAACAGCTGTTTATGGTGTTGATGATGTGTTAGAAGCATCTTACAGAAACTCTAATGTAGACACACCACTTACAAAAATAAACAGATCTCAATATCAGGCTCTATCAAATAAAACATCTACAGGAACACCTTCACAATATTTTGTTCAAAGATTCATAGATAAAATTACGATAACTTTATATCTAACACCTGGATCTAACGAAGCAGGTAAGTTTATAAATTATTATTACGTAAAAAGAATTCAAGATGCAGGAGATTATACAAATGATGCAGATGTACCATACAGATTTGTACCATGTATGACTGCAGGTTTAGCTTATTATCTTGCAATTAAAAATGCACCAGACAGAGTTCAAATGCTAAAGATGTTGTATGAAGATGAACTACAAAGAGCTTTACAAGAGGACGGTTCATCATCTAGTACTTATATTAGTCCTAAAGTTTATTATCCGGAGTCTTAATGGCAAACTTATCTTCAGGAAAATATGCAAAATTTATTTCAGACAGATCAGGACAAGAGTTTCCGTATTCTGAAATGGTGATTGAATGGAATGGTGCAAGAGTACACATATCTGAGTTTGAAAAAAAGCATCCACAACTAGAACCAAAACCACATGGCGCAGATCCACAAGGTCTATTAAATGCAAGACCTGCAAGAACTGAACCTGCTGTTGCAAGAGTGCTTACTCTAAACCCATTAAAAATTACAAGCGGATCAACAACTGTAACTGTATTTGAAGAGAATCATGGTAGATCTACATCTGATGTAGTTAGATTTAGAAATGGTGAAGGTAATTTTGGTATAACAACTGCGGATATAAATAAGTCTGCGGGATTTACAATTACTAAAGTTGATGCTAATAATTACACATTTACAGCTGCAAGCGCTGCAACTGCAAATACTAATATCGGAGGAGGAGAAATATCGGCTGGTCCGGTTACACTATCACCATAATGGCATACACACTTACAAATTTACAGGACGATATTAGAAACTACACAGAGGTAGACAGCTCTGTTTTGTCAACAGCTGTATTGAATACAATAATTAAAAATGCCGAAAATAGAATTTATAGAGAAATAGATTCAGATGATAATAGATTTTACGCTACATCAAATCTAGTTTCTGGTAATAGGTATGTAACTATTCCTTCAGATTTAAGATTTATTAGATATGTTCAATTGAAAGATGGTTCAGGTAATCAAGTATTTTTAGAAAAAAGAGATACATCTTTTATGGCTGAATACTATGACACTCCATCAACTGCTTCTGGATTACCAAAATATTATGGTAATTGGGATGCAAATTTTTGGGTAGTAGCACCTACACCAAACAGCACATTTGAAATTACTTTAGCCTACACTAAACAACCAATAAGTATTACCAATACAACACAGCCTTCAGCTGCTCCAGCAGCTACAAATGGAACATATATATCTAATAAATATCAGGATTTACTTTTGTATGCATGTTTGGTAGAAGCATATGGATACTTGAAAGGTCCTGTAGATATGCTACAGTATTATGAACAGTCATATAGACGGGCTGCAAAATCGTATTCTGTCGAACAAGAGGGTAGAAGACGTAGAGATGAATGGCAAGATGGCGCTATTCGTTCACAAATAAAATCGCCATCACCGTAAATAAGGAGATAATATATTATGGCAAATGTAGTACCGTTTTCTTTTAAAGGTGAATTAATGTCAGGAACGCATAACTTTGCGAATGGCGGAGACACTTTTAAAATAGCATTGTACACATCTAATCCTTACACAACATCTAGCACAGTTGCTTTAACTACTGATGAAGTTTCTTCTGCAGGTAGTTCGAACTATGTTAGAAAAACTTTAGCTAGTCAAGCAGTTGTAGCTACAACTGCAACTACATCTGTAGACTTTGCAGATGTAACATGGTCAAGTGCAACTTTTTCTGCAGCTTTTGCAGCAATATATAATGATGACCAAGGTGACAAGTTGTGTGTAGTTTTGGATTTTGGTGGAACGAAGACAGCAACGAATGGTGACTTCACTATTTCGTTTCCTGATCCAAGTACACCATCGAATGCAATTATTAGTTTAACATCGTAGGATTTTAAATGGCGTTTAAATTAAATGATAGGGTAAAAGAATCCAGTGCAACTACTGGAACAGGTACGTTTACACTAGGTGGAGCAGTTTCAGGTTTTGAAACTTTTGCTGCAGGTATCGGTGGAAACAATACCACTTATTACTGTATTTTTGAAACAGGGACAAATAACTTTGAAGTTGGTTTTGGAACTTTAAATGCAGGTGCAACTACTTTAGCTAGAACTAATGTTATCTCCAGTTCTAATAGTGATGGTCTTGTAAACTTTGCAGGCGCAACAGAAGTATTCTGTACAGTACCTGGTGCAAAGATTAGTTTACCTAAACCAGAAGAGTATGGTTCTTCATCAGCGCCAAAAATAATTACAGTTAAGGTTGGAACTAAAACATCTGCTCATCCGTATTCAGGTCAAGGATCTTCAAGTGCATATTTTCTTGATGGATTAGAATCACCTGCAATTACATTTTCAGGTGCAGATTCATCATACAAATATTACTATAGATTTGATCAATCTGATTCTAGTAACTCAGGACATCCATTAAGATTTTATTTAGAGGCAGATAAAACTACAGCTTATACAACAGGTATAACTACAAATGGTACAGCTGGATCATCTGGTGCATATACACAAATTGCTGTAGATGCAAACACACCAAATATTTTATATTACCAATGTTCAAGTCACTCTTTGATGGGTAACTTTACAAACGTAATATCCAATGATTTTAATGGTAATGTAAATTTAAGAGGCGATCTTGATTTAGCAGACAGTAAAAAAATAAAACTTGGTAATTCAGATGATTTACAAATTTATCATGATGGAAGTAATTCTTATGTTGAAGATGCATCTGGAACAGGAGATTTATTATTAAGATCAGATTCTTATGTTAGACTACAGTCAAATACTGGTGAAAATATGCTTTATGCACAACCAAATGGAGAAGTTACACTTTATCACAATAATGTAAATAAATTTTCAACAACTGCAGCTGGTGTTCAAACTGTAGGAACACTTAATATTAATGCAGCATATGCATTTCCAACTTCAGACGGTTCTGCTAATCAAATTTTAGAGACAGATGGCTCTGGATCATTAACATTTGTAGATAAACCATCATCAGGAGTATCAGCAGGTTTCGCTGTGGCAATGGCCATTGCGTTGTAGTCAGAAATAGTTTATAAGGAGCGATATGGCACAAGATTTTGAACGATATATACAGAGAAATGTAGGAACATCAGCAGCAACAGTACATACAAGTAATTCTGATGATGCTATAATTTCTATTCGTTGTGCAAACACAACAACATCAACAATTAATGTAGACGTATTCATCAATGATGGATCAAATGATTATTATTTAATTAAGAACTGTCCAATAGTTAGCGGCGGATCTTTAGAACTAATCGATGGCGGAAGCAAAATCGTAATGCAGAACAATGACGTGCTGAAAGCGAAGTCTGACACCGCGTCGAGTTTAGATGTATGGGCTTCTTTCGTTGATGCAATAAGCACGTAGGAGTAACCATGGCATATTTAGGCAACTCTCCAGCACGAAGTTTCATAAGTTTCGAAAGACAAGTATTCACTATTGTTAATTCACAAACTGTTTACACATTAGATCATAGCGTCACGAACGAAAATGATATTAGACTTGTAATTAATAATGTTGTTCAAGAGCCAGGATCAGGTAAAGCATACACTGCATCGGGCACAACTTTGACATTATCCGCAGCGTTAACAAATGGTACGGACGAAATGTACTGTGTATATTTAGGAAGAGCAACTGCAACCGAAGCACCAGGAGCGGGATCAGTAGGTACTTCACAACTTGCAAGTGAAGCAGTTACAAATGCTAAAGTAGCATCATCTATAATTACTGGTCAAACTGCTGAAACATCTATTGCTACAGATGATTTAATTTTATTATCAGATACTTCTGCTTCTGGTGCATTGAAAAAAATGACTAGAGCAAACTTTGTATCTGGTGTTGGTGGAGTTAATACTCCAGCTTTTTATGGAGAATTAGGATCTACACAAAGTGTTTCTGATAATACGGCTACAAAAGTAGAAATAAGTTCAGAAACTTTTGATACCGATAATTGTTATGACAACTCTACTAACTATAGATTTACACCGACAACAAGTGGTAAATATTTTATTTTTGGAAATGTTTTTTGCGATCCAGGTAATGCAGATGATTTAGTATATG